GCCTGCGACGGAGGCGATGAGGAAACCGTTGGCTACCCATACACCATCGACACTGCCCAGTACCCAGTGGTCTGTGCCTGCGTCAGAGGTAGAGAAGGATGTCCCTGTTATCTTGACTACCTTGCCGTTGCCTGCCACATATATATTCGCACCGTCACTAGCCATGCCTACAATGGCACCACCACACGGATTGGTAATAGGGTTATCTGGTGTGCCGTCACTCCAGTCATCCCCTTGGTCTGTCGAATACCGTACGTTGCTTCCATCACACACATACAAGTATTCGTCCGTGCCATTATCTGCCTGAGCCATATACTGATTGTCGGTTGAGATAGCAGTCTGATGCACAGTCAGATTCATTAAAGAAAGTTCACCCTTAACCCAAGGATTAATACCCGTACTAGCATTAAACTTACGTTGCTCAGACTCAAGCATGTCAGCCTCACGCTGACCAGCACCCAACTCCCAATCAGTACGAGTCCGCTTCCACACACCAGCCTGATTAAGTGTCTGCTCACCCGGTGTACCCTGAGTATCAAACCCCTCACGGATAGGGTCAACAGTAGCCCTAGCAAATTGGGTTAGATCAATGTTATATTTACGATCACCCAACCTGATCGGGAGGGCATCACGAACCGTCTGATGGAGGGCCATGACTACCGAACAGTGGTCGGAAACACAGACGAGGTTACGGCACCCGACCGCACTCCCCACTTCGACATCAGACGACGAGCCTCCTCACTCACCCGACGATCATATTGCGCCTGTAATACCAATGAGTATCTTGCGCGATCACCGGCAGCAACGGCTGCATCAGAACGGCTATCCCCTTGGCTATGAAGATCAAGACGAAGGCTTTCTTCCCCCAGAAGCAGAGATGCTGCTGCTCCTAATGCTGGAATATCTGTCATCTCAACCGTCATTCCAACAGTGGATACAAGATCGATCGCCAGAGTCAGCACCCCCGTCACAAACGGATGAGCATACGTCAGATTAACTGTGACTGCCTTCTCAATGCCCTCCTGCCGTATCACCGCGTAGGCACCAGCGTACTCCTGCACCTTAACGTTGAAGGCCAGCAGCCTGTCCTCCCCCGAGCGGGCGGTACGGGTAGCGGATAGGATCTGATTGAAGCCAGTACCGGGCGTGGCATGAGTGGGATCATTCAATGCTGCCACTGTCACCGACTGCTCCGTCGTACTAAACGAAACGGCCTCATTGCTTACCGCATGTAGATTGTTAGGCAAAGCAAGGATCGCATCCTTAACTGCCTCATGGATCTGATGTCCAGTAAACCGTGGCTCAACCTCTATCACTGATGCAACAGGCCACGCGAACCCAGAACTACCATCTATGCCACGCTGCACAGTTGCATACTCACCATTACGAGCATGAACATACATAGTTTCATAAGCAGTAGTCCCATTACTGACAGAGATATATGACCCGGCACGGACACCATCAGTCTGATACTTCAACCTGATAGTGGTGTCATCAGCAGCGAGTTCAGTATGTACCGCATCCAATTCGGTACGTGTATTGCTATTCAATAGTCGCTTCGTGCGAGTTACAGCATCTCCGATAGTAGGCATAGGCCGAGCCTAACCGTTAGAGGGGGACAGGGCTAGACCCCGCCCCCCACTAATCCGGCTAGAAACTACGGTGTATCCGTGTAAGTGGTCAGGCCGGTGAACTTAGCCATGTGGCTTTCACCCTTCACCTGAAGTCCTTCCTCACACAGAAGCATCACCGAATCACTGTCGCCAGTCTTGGCGAGCGCCTCCACGATGAGAGGCTGAATGATTCGACGCTGGATGCCGTCCTTCTGGACAACAAATGCAGTCTCAGTGTGGCACCAACGGTTCCGTACCATCTGTGTCTCACCAAACTCGTGGAACACGGAGGTAACAGGCACGCGGCCACGACGAGGATCGTCAATGACGGTACGCACCCGGTTGGAATTCGAGATGTCATTCAAGTCTGCAAACGAAGCCGGGTTAGCGATCAGAAGATCGGGAACACCGCCATTGTTGTAGCACTTCTGCATCAAGGCTTCCAGACCAGCGATAGACAACGTATTCGTTGTCGTATCACTGTTGGAACTGATCCAGTAACTCAACCCGCCTGTTGACCGACGCTTCTCACCAGAAGCCTCATGCTTCTGGCCGTAGAGATAAGCCTGCTCGCGGGTGATGACGTTCTCAACTGAACGACCATACAACTGCTTTGCAAACTCATCACTCACGCCATACCGGGTGATCTGCTGCTCCGTACGAGACATCTCAACCTTTGTCGGGCCGAAAATCTGCGTATAGTTTGAGCGGATCGTCCGGTCAGCCGACCGGGCGTCACCCGGTGCCGAACCCTCAGCGAGTGCAGAGCCGACACAAATGATTGTGTCCTCCTGCGCTGCTGCTGACGCAGGCCAAGCCGCGTCGTTGACCCAGTTGCCTAGAGTCAGGGTTCCGTTGTTGGTATTGGCAGTGATGATCTTGACTGAATTGTGCATGGCGACGCCCTCTTCACCAATGGTGATGAGATCGCCAACCTGAAACCTGTACGAATCAGCAGTAGAGACAATGACCGTAGTCACTCCCGCTCCAGCAGCACCGGTTCCAGCAGCAGGCGCACGGGGAAGCAAGAGTTCCTCGTCCATCCATTTGAATTCAGTCTGATCGACACCAGAACTACCGAGCAACTGTCGCCCGTCAGTACCAATACCGTTGATGAGTGGCGAATCGATGGGCGAAATCATGTAAATGAGTTCGTCCATGCTGATCTTAACGCCGACGGCTAGATCATAACTAGTGACCTTGCCTGAAAAGCCGACTACGGCCATGATGTCACGCTCCTAAGTAGTTAAGTGGATTGGTTTTTATTCTCCCGTATATTCCGCTCATACTCAGTGCGATTGTCGGCAAACTCTTTGACACCAATACGGCTACCGTCATTGTGAACATAAGGAACGAATGATCCATCCCGTCTATGTTCACCAGCGACTCCCCTTTCCCAAACCGGATTGGCCTGAGGTGGTGGAACCTTATTCATCCTGCTAGGTGCAGCAGCCGCCGTTAAGGCTGGCGACTGTAGTACCCGCTTGACAGTCTCACCACAATCCGGACACACCGTGTCAGGATCATCGTCTATCAACTGTGTCCGCTGGTACTGCTCCAAGCATTCAGAACATCGGTAAACGTATGTAGGCATTACCGGTCAGAAAGAACTCGTTGATCCGGGTTGTCTCCACCCGCCGCTTCCAGCACCGTGTTAATGAATCTGGCTGCGGAGTCTTCCTTCGGACGACCCGCATCCATCATCGTCTTGAACTCACGATGACCTGCGTCGTATGGGCTTTCTGTCTGATTCTCTGGTGAAACGGTATCACTCGTAAGATCCTTCCGCTGCTGCGACGCTCTCGTGTCATCAGCAATGTCAGGCTCCGGAGGCGGCGCTGCCGCTACCGGTACCAACTCCAACCATTCAGCCTTGATGGCTTCTGTTTCCAGATCACCATCGTAAGCCTTATATAGAAGTTGTCCTGCCTTCGTGTCCGTATCCACACCCGCTTTCATGAACGCCATTTCGCGTTTCATTGCAGTCAATTCCTGCGATGCTTGCTTACCGCGATCTGCGGCTTCACGCAGTTCTTTGATACTGCCGGGATCCTGAGTAGCCATGATGTCTCTCCTTAACCGATTCGCACATAGTCGGAGGGACTATGCGGGGGTGACTAAATCAACGTAGCCGGGCGTCAGCCGGGTCAGTCTCCACTTACTACTCATCGGGGGCGTGGGCGATCCCAATGGCGATGGCACTCACCGGCCAAATACATGGCGCACGGCGGCCAACGTGAATGTTACCTTACACTACCTGCATCAGTCATGCAAGTAATCAGCAGTCCATTGACGTGAATCTAATGCTGTCCACATGCGCCACATCATGTCCCACATCTCAGTTTCAGTATCGAACAAGGCATTGATCTGATTCTGGGTGTCGTCAACCCGCCAACTGAGGTCGTCAATCTGCCAGCCGTAATCGGTACCGGAGTTCATCCGGCCCTGCAACTCTGCCACCTGACGAACCAAGTCCGTGATCTGCCACCCGTAATCCTCACCGCCATCGGCTATCGCTACGCCCCATGCCTCCGCTACACGACGGTCAAGATCATCGACACGCCACTCCAAATCAGACAGGTCGGTGCGGGCCAAATCGAACCGCTCGGACTGGGTGGCGATCTCCAACCACACATCAGCCTGATCCTGATACTGGTCACGCAACCCGTCGATCTCACCGAACAACTGGTTGGTACGCTGATCCAGTTCGATGGTCAGGCCAACGGTGGCCGACAACTCCATGACCGAAGCGGCCATTGAATCGACGGCCATTGAGTTCGATTCTATTTGGGCTTTGATCTGACCGCCCTGCCAGACAACCAAAACTACGGCAACGATGATAGATGCCAGCGTTCCAAGGTTCGTCTTGACCCGCCACTGACGCCAGTTAGTTGAATCTTCAGCCATTGGACGCATGATTATCTATGAAGTCAGCGTAAGCCTCAGGCGAATTCAACACAATCGTAATCCCCGCTGGTGCATCCGGACCCTTCCCGATAGTCATACTAACCGTGCCGACTAAAGCCCCGACTGCAACGAGTAGCGCCGTGATACCGGCAAGCAACTTCGTTACATTCGTCAACTACGACACCGCTGATGCAGAACCGTCACCGAACCTACCGGCAACCAGACCCTTGACAAGACTCAACGCAGCCGTAGCACCAGCCAACGCCGCCGCCTTAGCGTTACCGATGTCTCCACCGACAACAAAGATACCGAGAAATGCCTGAATGAAAGTAGCAACCACTCGTTCAAGAACGTCTTTAGTAACCACGCTTCTTACCTCCCTTAGTCTTCTTGTAAGGCAACTTCTTTGCCTTACCCTTGGAACCTGATGTCTGAACCTTAGGCATTAGCCGCCCCGAATCCTGTAGTCGTACCCGATAGTAACGCACCGCCGCCACCACTAAACTTGGCAGTACGCCCTGTTGCGCGACGGTCAATTGTCTCAGACAAATCGTTGTCGTCAAGATCGAACGCTGCCTCCACGCCCTGCGTAGCATAATCTAAATCAACAGTCTCATCCAGATTCTCGGAGAACAACATCTCCTGTTCCTTCAACTCAGCGAACCTGCTCCACTGCTCCGCCTGCGACAAACCCAAATCAGAAACCTTCTTAGCAAGATCCTTGTCCCAACCAGCGTCCAGACCGGCAACCATCTGACCCCAGCCACCCGTCCGAGCGGTACTGATATCATCCTGAATCTTTGACCAGTCACCAGTGTTATCAAGGAACGTCTTCATAGTGATAGACGTACCATATTCCG